CGTTTGATTTGTGCCTCCAAAACACACTATCAAAATCTCTGCGACTGCATCTCAAAACTCCTTTGAGTATTATTTCTTTTGTTATAATTCTAGGCTCAGACTCTCCAAGTGTATTTAAGTCTACTTTTTGTAGCTGCTCCATCTTAGCTATTAAGCTAGCTCTCTTTTTTATTCGTTCTTTTATTCTTTCCATTAAGTTATTTTTTTTATGTAATCTCTACTATTTAATACTGATTCTTTTAGTTGTTCTATTACCTCTTCATCGTAATCTATTGAAAAGGATTTGATTCTATACTTGCTGCTCAAATTAGAGTAGTCAAATACATCTTCGTAAGCAAGCTCGCTAGGTGTATTCATTAGACAATATACTAACTCTGCTTTTCGCTTGCCAGTCAAGTGCATATAGACCTGAAGCTGGTAGTAGTAATCTTTGTTTGGAATATCCTCCTCAAATAAAGGAAAGGTAAAACAATCCCAAGAAGACTTTATGTCTATTATTGTGTCCTCTAGTATTACATCAGGAGTACCACAGAAGAAGTCATCCTCAAAGTATTCATCGTTCTTAGATGCAAATAGCCATCCCAGCTCTTGAGCTGCATAGTTTATAGCTTCGTCCTCTACTGCGTTACCCTTGTCTAAATACTTAGACGAGATAGACTTACGTACTCCGTAGACCTCTTGCTTAGCCCACTCTTGCAAGTAGGTGATAGTTGTCTTAGATAAAACCTCGCTCTTGGAACGAGGTTTTGTCATTAGCTTACCGCTGGCAGATGCCCTTATCTTAAATTCTTTCATTTGTAAGGGTATGCTGCTTGGTTATCTTTAGAGATAGAGTAGTGCTTTTTTAGCTCGTCTATTTTTACTCCTTTATCTATTGCGGCATTCCAAATCTTATCGCCTTTATTTACCCACTTCTTATCAGGAGCTTGGCTCGCTTTACTGGCAGCGTTAGCGTCATCGTCCTCAGCTTGTAAGCCTAAGAGTGACTGCAAGGTGTATCTTCTGTAGTAGGTAATCATACTACCCATTTTCTGCGGGTCGCTAAGTGATGCCATTTGAATACTACTTTCTGCTCTGTCTCCATTTTCTACGTCTATAATTTGAGAGCATACAGACCCTTCAAGTATAGGCTGGAGTAGTAGTAGACCGTTCTTATCTAGTAATGGCTCTACGTGCTTTAAAAGACCGTTGATGTCAAAGTACTTAGACTTAAAGAACGGATTTGTTGAGTCTTTGGAAATAGCTCCTATCTCCTTTTTGACTGCGGCTAGTTTTGTGTATATGTTCATATTTGTTTTGTTGCTAATTCTGCGAGTAGGCTTCTTACTCTGCTCAGGTTGGTGTCTCTTTTGTTGGCGTTTAAAATAGCAAGGTGCGTTACATCTAAGATAGGTCGTACAGTTACTTTAGTTATCTTTCTTTGCCTATTCAATACGCTATTCAGAGTGTGGATGCTTATACCTCTTTTGTTGGCAATGGCTTTCCTTTCTATCTCACTGGTCAAGTGCTTCAATGCCCTTGCAGTGTCTTGCGTTAGTTCGTCGTTTTTAAATAACATTTTCTTTTTCTATTTTATTTATGGTCAGTAGTGCCTTGATTAATTCAAGTCTTCTAGTTAGTATGTCGATATTATCTTCTTTAGCTTCCAGCTCTGCGAGCCTAGCTTCTAGTGCGTTTTTAATTTTGTTTATCATATTAATGTCCTTGATTTTTTAATGTCATTTTTGCTTTACTCCCTTCTCGTCTTAATACTGACGCATTTTGATTCGCTATCGCTTTACCGTTCGCAATATTAAAAGCCCTACCAATATTAGACAATCCTCTATTTTCTCTAAAGTTAATTAAGTCTTGAACTATATTTCTACCATATTTTTTTGTCATTGTGTAATCCTTTGAAGGCTTTTTAATTTCTCTTTCTTTTGTGAGAAAAAGTCTATCCTTTACATCTTGCCTAAAGTCAATCCTATCTAGGTTATAATACATTTTAACTAATTGATATTCTTTACCTACGTCAATTACTTGCTGAACAGTAAAGTCTTTAAAATCTCCAAACCCTATGTTTGATTTAAAAGTCAAAACCCTTTTTAATAATACGCTCATTTTCTTAATTTTTCTAATATGCGTTCTAGCTCGTTTATTCTATTCTCCCAGTATAAGTCGTGGCTGAAATTATCGTCTGCGTCTGCATACATTTCAACTTTGCGAGTCTTTGATTTATACAGCTCTACTTTTACTATAGCCCTGAGCGTAAGGCTTTCATTTAAACTAAGCTTCATAGTCGTATGCAAATGCTAGTATAGCGATTGATAAAAATATTACGCATAGTGCTGGCTTATCAAAGTAAGCCATAGCTGCGGCTTCAAATGGCATAGAGTACCTTAGTACTTTGATGACTTGGTTTCTTGTAGTTTGTTTCATTGTTTCTTATTGTTGTGCAAATGTAAGTATATTTTTTCAATACACAGTACTTTACTTTTAATTTACTTGTTTTTATTGCTTGCTGCTGAATGGTATTTTATTACACATTTTAATATTATGTATCTTAAAACTCTGCTATAATAAATGAGTCTTCGCCTACTTCTATTACCTGAGTATAATCTCTAAGTTTGTCAAGATTTGGGTAATCTTCTTTGTCGTATATATTATGAAACTCCTCTAGGTTTTCGTATTCCATATACTCGCAGCAGATAGCTACTACATCTAGCTCTATTTCTTCTCCAGTAGAATCTTCATACTCCTCTAAGTAGTCAAAGATAGCTCTTTGTCCTTCGTAGGTAAATTGGTCAGCTCTGCCAGCTTTTCTAAAAGCATCGCTAAAATCGTAAAAGTTAATTGTCTTTTTCATATTGTTTCTTATTAATGTTATTAATATTCCATTTTGTTTATCTTATCTAACTGAGCAATTTTGTCTCTTAATGACGAGACTTTATTTTTTACATAAGTTTCCCAGTAAGCATTAGTTGCCTCTTCTCCATCCATATAATTAGCTAAGTTTTTATCTAAAGCTAAATCTATTGCACATTGAATCTCTGCTAAATCTCCTCCAACGTAATGCGAGTATTGTATACCTTTTTTCATATTATTTTTTTAATAAATTAATATTTAAAGCAAGATGTGCTGCGTAATGTTCGTGATGTCTAAATTTTGCAGAATAACCGTTCTTATGGAACTCGGTCATTTGCTTGCAAGACACTTCATATTGTTCATTTTCTAACCTTTGAATTTGCATCTCTAATCTTGTTAATTCTATTTTTTTCATATTGTTTTTTATTAATGTTTTGTTATTGATTTAACTCTAATGCCAAATACCTCGTCAAAGTGAGCTATTACGCCTTGTACTGTTAAAAAATCTAAATGAAAATCTTCTGTTTTCATTTCTTCCATTGCGTTTTTAAATGTGATTGTAAATGTGTTCATTTCTTTTATTTGTTTATGTTAGTACAAATATAGTATAATTTTTCAATACGAAACAAATATTTTTTATTTTATTTTTAATTAACTTCATTGTCACCGTTGCCTCCTCCATTTTTATCTTCAATAGATAGCCAATCTTGCACATCGTTTTTTATTTTTATCTCTACTTTATCTTCTAAACCTTTGGAGCTGGTGATAATTAATTCAGTCACTACCTTATAGCTATCGTTCTCGAATATTATATCCTCCACCATTTTAACCATAGCCACGCAGTTAGAAGCGTCTAAGGGTCTGCTCTTAAATGTAAAGTGGTATTCGACTTGGTAAGTCTTATCTTTAGGTAGAACTTTAGAGAACTGGCTACTTACTATCTGAGTGTAGTTATCCTTGATTTGTTTTCGCTTTGTCCAGTGCATACCAGCGTACCATTTGTTTAAAGAAATCTTAGGCAAGTCTTTTAAAATTATAATCATTTAGCAAATATATCAAAGATTGTTTTATATTTGCAGAAGTATTAACCATTGAGGGGTTAAATTTAAGAACTTATAAGACCAACCTTAAGCAGCTGCCTCAATCAGCTTCTTAGGCGAGGTCTTTTTTTATATAACAAATTATGAAGCTAACAAAGCGAAAAGGGTTTAATTTTTTTAGGAGCTATTACGATGTCTACAATGAGCTTGCTACACATAAAGACAAAGTAGCTTTTATAGATGCCCTATTAGATAGGCAGTTTCTAGGTATCAAGCCTACTAAATTGACTGGGCTTGCTAAGTTTGCCTACATATCACAGACTAATAGTATAGATAGCCAAGTAAAAGGCTATGAGGATAAAACAAATAGTAAACTAACTACCCATAATGAAGAAATAAACACCCCTACGGTAGGGGGTAGGCAAGGGGGTCTAGCACCCCCTACCCTACAAGTACAAGAGAAAGAGAAAGAGAAAGGGGAATATATAGATGTAGGTTTGCCTAAAACTAAACAAGACAAAGACTTGGACAGATATAAGCTATTTATTACTAAATGGAATGAGATTAAGAACTCTAAATATAAGGGGAATACTAACGACCTCGTAAATTTTAACTTTTGGCTAAAGACATACACGCCAACTGAGATAATCAAAGCAGTAGAGAATCACGATAATCGCTTTTGGGCTGAGAAGATAAACCCACAATGGCTATTTAGAACTAAAGACACTAAGGGGCAGCCAGTAGACTATATAGGTCAACTTTTAGAGCACGTAAATAGAAGCAAGCTAAGAGTATGATAAAGAAGAGTAGCGAAATAATAGACAAGCTGATGCACTTGCAAAAGTATGGTCTGCCCGAAGGAAGTAAAATGGGGTTAAAATCCTTTGACGAGAATCTTACATTTGCTAGAGGTGGGTGTACAGATATTACTGGCTATCCATTCTACGGCAAGTCTCTAGTTTTAAAAGAAATACTTATGGGCTTAACTCTAAACGAGGGCTGGAAGCATTGCATCTATATGCCTGATGACGGTAGCGATGTAGAGGTACTGAGTAATCTAATGCACAAGCTAACGGGCAAGACCTTTGACCAGCACTATGCCAACGCTATCACAGAGCAAGATATAGCTAGACACTCTGCTGCGTTTATTGATAACTTTAGATTCATAGGCTCAGAGCATAACCTAGAACCTGAAGCCTTTTGGAACTATGCAAAGGAACTTAAATGCAATTCAGCAGTCATAGATAGCTGGAACTATATGCAGCACAAAGGCGAGCCAACGAGTCCCGATTATTTACGCAAGATATTGAGTCTTAGAAATAGGTTTATGGATGTTAATAAGATGCACGCATTTACAATTATACACCCTAAGAACCCTGACCCGAAAGCAGTCAAGGACGGCAATGTAAAAAAGCCAAGTGTCTATGACCTGATGGGCGGCTCTGAGTGGAATAACAATGGTAAAAATATAATGGTAGTTCACAAGGATAGCAAAGAGAACCACCAGCCTTATCAGATATATGTAGACAAAGTTAAACCTAAACACTATGGAAAGCTAGGCGATTGTAGTCTGTGGATAGACTGGAGCAAGCAAAGATTCTACGAGTACGATGCACCCCTGAATAAAAAGACATACGCTTACGGAGAAGCTGAGACAGTAATAGACCCGATTAATAAATTTAAACAAAAAGACGGAGAGCCATTTTAATTATGAGAACAGAAAAAGAAATCAAAAAATTGATAGCAGAGTTTAAGCCTCCTATCCGCAAAGCAAAGAGCGTGATAAATGAAATGAGGGTTAAGCTGCAAGGATACAACGGTAAGGATAAAGAAGCAGCAAGCGAGCGACTAGACGTATTGGATACGCTGGTGCTACATTGCATAGCTATGCAGACTGAATTTAATGACATTGAGGAGGAGTACCACAATACGCTACTAGACTCAGCTCATTTAAATAGTAAACTAAACGCAGCTAACTGGCATATAAAAATAAGTGAGTATTAAAATAAAATGATATATTTGCAGAAGTATGAACCACTATTATACCTCTAACGAGGAACGAATAGCAAAAAGCGTCATAGATGCAAAAGTAAGAAAAGCTAAGTCTAACGCACTAAGCGAGCAATTTTGGGAGTTTGGTTATAACTTCTGCGTAGACTGCTTGCGTTCTACTGGAGTGTACTTAGATTGCTCTCATACTATTAGCGTAGATGAAGCTCAGAAGACTAGACGAGTTGAGCTGGCGTACGATAAAGATAATATAAAAGTAAGGTGTAGAGCTTGCCACATAGCACACGATAACAAGAGCAAGTTATGATAAGATACTCAACAAGGCTAGTCTTAGTTTTAAACGACATAGTTATAAAGATACCTATAGATAGAAGAGGTTATCTGCAAGGTTTGAACGAAAGTAAGATGTGGAACAAGTACAATGCCATAGCACCGTTAGCAGAGTTAAGGTGGATGTGGATGGGAATAGTTTGTCAGAAGAGATACAATGAAGCTACATCTATAACGGATGCACAAGTTAAAGAGATGAAAGGATTTATTCCTGAGTTTGACTTTGATAACTGCGACCTTTATAAACGTAGTAACTGGGGGACAGATGGCAATAGATACGTATTGCTTGACTATGGAGTAAATGAATATATAGCAAGTTTATATAAAACAAAATGAGAGGAGTGTATCAGGTAACGGCAACAAAGGGAGGTAAGACAATTACCTCAGAAATAGTAGGAAGTTTAGCAGAGAAAGATACGCTATTCGCTAGACTAATGAATCGCCATAAGATACTCCACAATAATAGACACCTTTGGAAGCTATCAGATGTCAAGGTTATAAAGAATTTAAATTTAATAATAAATAAAAATGAGTAACGTAAAAAAAGAAAAAGTATTCGCAGACGGGTTTATGTTTAAAATGAAAGCCGATTCTCCTGAATGGGTAGTAGGTAGCTTAAGCTTAAAGTCAGAAGATGCTATCAAGTTTATTAATCAGCATACAGACAAGGGCTGGCTTAATTTGAATGTCCACGTAGGCAAAAGCGGTAAGCCGTATGTAGAGCTAGACACTTGGAAGCCCACCCAAAAAGAAGGACATCAAGTTGCTGCCGCAGATGGTCTACCATTTTGAAGCTAGAGGAGATTTATTTTGACAAAGGCATAAGAGACTATGCTTTGAAGCTAACGTCCAACAAGGACGAAGCGGACGAGCTAGTATCTCTTGCGTTTGAAATTTGTTTAATTAAGAAGCCAGCGAAATTATCGACTGGCTTTTTTGCTATCGTAATGCGTAATCAATGGCTCAAGAAATGCAATACAAAAGACCCGTACTTTGACAACGAAAGCAACGAGCTTACAGATGTAGAAGAGGTACTAGACAAGATGGGTCACTATCACTCTAATATCCTCAGAGCAGTATACAACGGAGAGAAGCTAACGCAGATACACAAGGGAGCTTCGATAGGATACCGAACCTTGAAAAGCGATTATGCTAAAGCTAAAAAAGAATTTAAAATAATGTACGAGAACAAAACCAAAGTAGCTCTAATAGTTCGAAGCATAAGCGGAGTGTCTTATCATAGACTAATAGTTCCACTCGCTAAAATGAATAGAGATTACGGCATAGAGGTAGTTTGCCTAAGCAATAAAGACGATGACTTCTTCGAGCATTTGGACGGAGTGACTCACGTAATTTATAACCGTAATATCTCAGCTAAGATGCAGCCCGAAGAAGCATACCTAAAACTAAAGGCTAAAGGCATAAAGGTAATCTGCGATATAGACGACTACTGGGTGCTGCCTAAAGGTCATCCGATGAAATACTACTACAGTAAAACTAATCTAGATAAGTGTATCGTAAAGAATCTAAGACTTGCAGACGAGGTTTGGACTACGACAAAGATACTCGCTGATAAGATATTGCCGTACAATAAAAATGTAGAGGTAATCAAGAACGCTATAGACCCGATGGAGAAGCAATTCGCTTACGAGGACTTGAGCATTAACTTTGATACATTCTTTTATTCAGGAGGTTCTACGCACTTGAAAGATTTAAAGCTACTAGGTAACTCATTTGACAATGAAAGTCTCTTAATCAAAGCCCCAGCTATCCCTAAGAGGATGGTAGCAATAAAGAAGCAACTAAGCGAGGTTCAGGACTACGCCAAAGACTATGAGCATTGTGGTATCTGCGTTATCCCTCTAAAGGATAATACATTTAATAGCTGTAAGTCAGAACTCAAAATGATAGAGGCTGGACACTTTGCAAAGCCAGTTATAGTCTCTGCTGTAGACCCTTATAATTCGCTCTCGACAACAAAAAACAGTTTAAAAGTATATAATAACAGATGGGAGGATGCAATTAAGAGAATAAAAGGCAACCATACTATGCAAGTAGAGCTAGGGTTAAAGCTAAAAGAAGACGTGACATCGAAATATAATATAGTAAAAGAGAACGAAAAGAGACTACAAACACTATGACACAAGAACTAGAGCAAGAAGTAAGAATAATCTACAAGCAAAAAGGCGGCAGACTAAAGGAAAGCTTAAAGCCTGAGTTTAAAACCTTATGCAGAGAGGACTTTAATTACAGCCCTGATATGAGCTGCGGCAAATGTATATACAAGCACGCAGTAAAACTATACGATAAATATTTAAAATGATAAAGATTACAGAAATTAAGACTAACCCAAACAATCCTAGATTAATTAAGGATGAAAAGTTTGCTAAGTTAGTCAAGTCAATTAATGAGTTCCCGAAGATGATGGAGCTTAGACCTTTAGTAGTGAATGCAGATAACGTCATACTAGGCGGTAATATGCGTTTTAAGGCACTCAAAGAGCTTGGCTATACTAACATACCGAAAGAATGGGTTAAGCGAGCAGACGAGCTTACAGAGGACGAGACGAGGAGATTTATTATTGCTGATAATGTAGGCTTTGGAGAACACGATTGGGACTTACTAGCTAACGACTGGGATAGTCAAGAGCTGGAAGATTGGGGATTGGATGGATTCCCTTTTGATGAGGTAACAGAATTAGAGGCAGAGGAAGACGATTATACCGAACCTGATAATATTCAAGTCGATGTAGTCTTAGGCGACCTTATAGAGATAGGAGAGCATAGGCTACTTTGTGGTGATAGTACAGACTCTGACCAAGTGGCTAAATTAATGAATGGGGAGAAGGTCGATATGATTTGGACAGACCCTCCTTACGGAATAAACGAAAAAGGAGATAGAAGCAAAAGAGGTGGTCTTGCTCAAGGCAATAATTTGCCTGATTTTAAAGACGATACAATTCAATATGCTATTGATGCTTTTAACCAGCCTTTTAATTTAGATATAAACACTCAAGTTTGGTTTGGGGCTAATTACTATTGCCACACCCCAGAGCAGTCTGCTAATTGGTTAGTTTGGGATAAAAGAGTAGAGGATAACCAAAGAGATTACAATAGTGATTGCGAATTAGCTTGGGTCAAATCTCAGTTTAATTCTATAAGGATTTTTAGACATCTATGGAAAGGAATGATTAAAGCGTCAGAACACGGAGAGAAACGAGTTCACGCAACACAAAAGCCAGTAGCACTTGTTGATTTTTGCATTAAAGAATACAAGTCTGACGCTAAAATTATAATGGATTATTTTGGAGGTAGTGGTGTTTGTATGGTATCAAGCCATCAATTAAAAAAGGTTTGTTATACAATGGAATTTGAGCCACATAATTGCCAAGTAATAATAGACAGAATGAGTAAACTTGATAGTAGCTTAGATATAAAGATAAACGGCAAACCTTACGAAATTTAACACTATAAAGAGAGTAAATGGAACAAGAAAGGACAGAGACCCATAAGAAAGCAATGATAGTAGCCCTTGAGAAATCATTAGGGATAGTTACTACGGCTTGCAAAGAGGTAGGTATAAGTAGACCAACGCACTATAATTGGATGGAAGTAGATAATGATTACAGAAACGAGGTAGAAAGTATAGGAGACGTAGCTTTAGACTTTGCAGAGAGTCAGCTACACAAGCAAATAAAAGGCGGCAATACTGCTGGCACTATATTCTATCTAAAGACTAAAGGAAAGAAGCGAGGTTATGTAGAACGTACAGAGGTACACCAAGAGACTACCTACAAGAGCTTAGATATAAACATCATAGATACTGGAATACCATTAGCATCAAGCGAGAAAGATATAGTTGATTAAGACGGGTTCTCTATATCGCTCTAATTACGAATCGACTGCGGATATAATAGTCAATCAAGGAGGTACATCTTCGGGTAAGACTTATGCTATCCTTCAGGTCTTGTTTAGCCTTGCTATCAATGCAGAATGTACCACAACGGTAGTAGGTCAAGATATACCTAATTTAAAGGTAGGAGCTTTAAGAGATGCCCTAGACATAATCAATGCAGACGAGGCTATCTTGCAGCAGCTAGTATTCTATAATCGCTCAGAGCGTGTGCTTAGTTTCCGCAATGGCTCTATAATAGAGTTTAATAGCTACGACAATGAGCAAGACGCAAAGAGCGGTAAGCGTGACTACTTGTTCGTAAATGAAGCCAACGGAATACCCTACAATGTATTCGAGCAGCTATCTTTGAGGACTAGACAGAAAGTGTTTATAGATTACAATCCTGATACTAGCTTTTGGGTACACGATAAAATTATACCCTTAGAGAATACGGAGCTGATAATATCAGACCATAGGCATAACCCTTTCTTAACAGATAAGACTAGGGCTAAGATAGAAGCCTTAAAGGATAAGGACGAGGACTTATGGAAGGTGTACGCTAGAGGGCGTACTGGCAGAGTAGAGGGCTTAGTATTAAAGAAGTGGTATGTAACGACAGAGAGCTTTATAGACAAGGAGCTGATAGGATACGGGATTGACTTTGGATTCACTAACGACCCTACTGCAATGATAGAGGTTAGGATGCAAGACGGTGAGCTATGGATTAAGGAGGTAATATATGATACTGGCTTAACTAATCAAGATATAAGCAATAGAATGGATATAGCGGACATTAGCAGAGGCACGCTTATTGTGGCTGATAGTGCAGAGCCTAAGAGTATTGAGGAGCTTAGACGGCTTCGCTGGACGGTAGACGGGGTTAAGAAAGGAAAGGATAGTATTATGTTTGGGATAAACCTATTAAAAGGGTACACGATAAACGTAGATGCTGGCAGTAAGAATTTAATAAAAGAACTAGAGCAGTATAGGTGGAAGGTAGATAAGAACGGGGATAGCTTGAATGTCCCTATTGACAATTACAACCACGCTATAGATGCTTTGAGATATATAATTATGCACAAATTTAGTAAAAAAGGATATGGGAAATATAGAGTTATTTAATTTAACAGTCGGTCAATACCAGTTACTAGCTGAGATAGACCCAAAGCTAACCGCAATAGAGCAAAACATCTACGCAGTAGCAGCTATTAAGAACATCACATACGATGAGGCTAGGAACATTACTATGAAGGAATTTAATCAGATAGTAAATTCAATAGATGCCATAGATGTTAGAGCATTCGAGAAGGGTAAAATTAACAACAGAATAAAGATAGGAGGTAAGCTATACTGGATGGAGAACGACCCTAGCAAGCTAACAAGTGGACAGCTACTAGACATCATAAATATAAGGGCTAATAATGACGGAGAGCCTTTGCTAGTTATGGACTTAATTATAGCAGCCTTGTGTAAACCTTTAAATGGTAAGTATGGAGACGACGATATGACGCTCAATGAACGGGCAGCGTTATGCAGAAGCGTAAAAGTTGCTGAGGTTTGGAATCTCTTTATTTTTTTTTATCAAGTTTGGAACAGTTACTTAACGCATACAGAGGACTCTTTAACGGAGTGGATGGAGGAAGTGCCGAAGAAGGTTCGGGAGATTTTGAACGAAAGTGGGGACTCTTCACAGTAATAGAGGCTATCGCTAAACTCCACAATATAAGTATAAACGCCGTAACTGAACTAGGAGCTATAGAGTTCTTAAACTGGTGGGCATATATGACAGAGAAAGCAGACAAAGAAAGGAATACAAAATGAATAAAAAACTAATACAAGGACTTACTAATGAGTTGGATATATTTTGGATGGGTATGGTCAGAGACTTAAAAACTAGTATGGTTAGGCAAAAGATATACGCTAGTGGTGTAACTGCTCAGTCTATAGGAGAGTTTAATACTACACCTATCACTATAACTTCTCAAGGTATACAAGTAACTCTAGCGATGCCTAAGCATTACATCTACTTAGATAGAGGTGTAGACGGTGCATTGAGTTCTAGAGGTGCATTGTCTACAGCAGACGGTAAGAAGTTTGCTTATAAGAAGGGTGGTAAGATTGCTAACATAGGAGCTATTAAAAAGTTTATGATGAATAGAGGCATCACTAAACTATCAGACTTAAAGTCTAGCGGTGGTAACACTAGGTCAGGAAGAGCTAGAAAAACTGATATGACACTAGACCAAGTAGCATTCGTTATAGCTAGAAGTATATGGGCTAAGGGTACTAAGCCTACTAAGTTTTATTCTAATGTAGTTAACGACAATAGAATGAAGGCTTTAGAGCGTAGACTGATGGAAAAGTTTGGTGGTCTAATCACCGACATAGTTGAGCTATAAAAATAAATAATTAAAATAGTTTGCTTGGTATTGAAAAATTATACTATATTTGTAGTATAATAAGAAATAAAGAAATGAACGCAACAATTAACTTTAACACAAACCAACAAGCTGAACACTTCGCACTACAATACTCTAGAGTAACTCTAAACGGGCATACAATAGCAGACACTAAGGTGTCTGTTTATAACGTAGACGCAGACACAAAAACTTTTATAGATGAGTATGTTGACAAATTGAACGAGTGGCATAGCAGTATAGACGAGTACATCGGTCAATTAAATAAATAAGAAACAACTTTATTCGGGGGTTGTGGGCAGCTGCGAATAGAGTAAGAGCCTTACAGAAATGTGAGGCTTTTTTTATTATAAAAATAATAGTACATTCGTTGTAATAAAGTAATATTTGTTCCATATTTTTCTATTTAAGGGGTAGCTTGTAAACTATCCCTTTTTTTTATACGTTAAATTTAAAGGGGCTTAAATGTATATATAAGTAATGGCAATCACTATCCAAGACCAACCGTCTACCACTTACGTCAGACCAGCATTTGCACCAATAGAGTACTTACTATCTTCTACTAATGCTTCACAAACTGGCTTTAAGATAATCTGCAAGGTCTACTTTGACCCTACGGGAGCTAATACACTTATAAGCACTCAGCAGCTTAATATAAGACCGCTAACAACCCAAGCAGTATTTAGCGTTCAAGATGTAGTTAAGTCTTATGTACCTATTACCTACTCGATACCTGAAGGAGATACGGTAGACCTCATACAGAATCCATTAAGCGATTTTAAGGTAACCTTTCAAGAGTACTACAATAGTGCATTACAAGGCTCTGTAGTGGCATCTAACGTTATAGCCGCTTACGCTGCATCTCCTAAGTACATACAGTTTGCATCTAACGAGTGGCAAGACTATCAAGTAGCTACGGGAGCTATAGATAAAAACTTCCTAAGTGGGTTTAATAATTATATCCCAGTCATAAACCTATTTACTGCTGCGGATACTTTCCTAAAAGTTAAATATACTCAGAAGATTCAGATACAATGGCTGCAAAGAAGTGCTACTGCAAACCTCCAAGTTTGGTTCAAGACTTTAAACGCTTCGTTTGCTCAGGTGTCACTTAGTAAGTTAGACATAGGTGCTACAACTCAAGACTACTTTGCTCTAGATATAGGAAGACAAGAGGTAGGCTCTCACTCTTGGGATACTCCTCCAGTTTGGACAGACGCTAAGTATTTCGCAGTAGGGTTATACGACGAGTCTACGGTAGAGATGTGTAGCAATACTTATCTCTATGAACTAGATGTATGCGATACCAACTACACTCCATACGAACTACATTGGCTTAACAGATGGGGAGGCTTTGATAGCTTCGTATTTGACGGTAAAAGCAATCAAGATACAGAGATAAACAAAACCTTTGCGAAGTATGCAACGAATAGGATAAGCGGAACTAGTTTAGTGTACTCTACATCAGCACAACGCACGAGAGCGTTTCATACGGGTACAAGCGAGAGTTATAGTCTTAATAGTAGATTACTGCAAGACTTTGAAGTTAATGGCTTAGAAGACCTTATATCGTCTCCTGAAGTTTATTGGAAAAGTCCTGAAGGATTTGTTAGTGCAAATGTGGACGGTAGTGTATACAAGCATAGCAGAGCTGAAAACGGCAAAGTATTTAACTTAGCCTTAGATATGACAATAAACAACTCAGACGAAAGACAATGGTAGTAGAGCATTTAATAGCTGGGTACTCTATCCCACATAATGAAGGAGCTATACCTTTAACTAAGGAGAGCTACGATATAAACAACCCACAAAAGAGGAGTAGCGATTTCAGTAAGACTATAACCATACCTGAAGATACGCTAACTAATCAAATCTTTGAACACGCCTTTGATGTTAACGTATCCTTTCAAACTTTCGACCCTAATAAAAAAACAAGCTATCAGATACTACAAGATGGGATTCTTCTTATGGATGGATACTGTCAACTAAGAGAGATTAACAACGTAGACGGTAAGGTAGTTTATGGCATACAAGCTACTGGCAAGACGGGGAATATATTTGAGTCTATAAAAGACTTATACCTTACTGACCTTGACTTTAGTGCTTATAATCACGTATGGAGCTACGCTAATGTAGTAGCAAGCTGGACTCCGACAATAGGGCAAGGATACGTCTACCCTATGATTGACTTAGGTGGTAGAACTAATTACAAGGAATGGAAGACTACAGATTTTAAGCCAGCTTTCTTTGCACGTGAATACTTTACTAAGATATTTAGCGAGCAAGGCTATACGATAAACTCATCGTTCTTTAATACTACTCTATTTAAGTCTCTTATAATACCATATTTGAGTGATAGTATTCCAGTAGATAATTCAGGCTTAAAAGCTAAGTCTTTTAGTGTAGGGAGAACTACCCCTCAAGTAATAGCAAGTCCATCAGGTACGCTAATATTTAACAAAGATACTGCTCCATATTATAATAATACTGCTGGAGATTACAATACCACTACTGGAGTCTTTACAATTACAGAGGATAACCTATACAATTGGCAAGGGCTACTTAGTTTTGATTTAAATTTTACTCAATTTACGGCTAACAATACAGTACTTCACAACGCATTAAGACAAGCATCCGATTTTAAGGGTTTAATGAATTGGAGTTTAATAGACACATCTACTTCTACAGTAAAGGATAGCGGCTATTTAGATATAACAGAGGAAGTAAAGGGAGTTAATTTAGGGCTTAGTACTGCTTTCACTACCATATCAAAAGCTTTTACTACTAATGTCTTTGACGCTAAAGTAGGCGAAACGTATATACTCAATATAGAGTCTCCTAGATATGAAACTAGCTTTATAGGTACATCTCAAGGCGGTTGGTCTATAAGTATAGACACAAATTCAAATTCTCAAGTAAATTTACAAAGCACTAATTATAAAGAAAACGACACTCTTATATCTTCTAGCGTTATCCCTGACAATATAAAACAAACGGATTTCATCAGCTCCATTATTAAAAGGTTTAATCTATACCTAGACTACGACCCTATAGACGAGAACTTAATTTATATAGAGCCTAGAGTAGACTACTTGCTAGATACTAGCGAAGACTTGACTACTATGGTAGATAGGTCAAAGGCTTTAGATATAAAACCTCTAGGAGCGTTAGAGGCAAATACTTATTTATTTACAGACAAGGCAGATAAGGATAGACTAAACGCAGAGCATCAAGATACATTCGATAGCATATACGGAGAGCGTAAAATAGAGGTAGACAATGACTTTGTAAAAAATAAAAAGGTTATAACTTCTATATTCTCTCCCACTCCTTTAGAGACCATTGAAGGACAAAACGATAGGGTTCTAAGCTCGGTTAGATTCGAGGACGACAACGGGAATAAAAAAAATGGAGAGAGTAAGATTAGGCTCTTGTATTGGGGTGGCACATTGCCTACTTCTGAGTTTTGGTTCTTTAGATTTACAACCGCAGTCGGTGTAGGAGCAAATACGTTCTTACTTTATCCATACGCTGGACACTTAGACAATCCTTATACCCCTACATTTGATTTAAGCTGGGGTGTACCTTATAGATTATACTATGACTTTAACTACGGAGGGAGTAATATAGTAACCTATCCTAATAATAACTGCTATAATCTATTTTGGAGGGAGTACATCCAAGAAATAACAGACAAAGATAGCAGACTACTAGAGTGCTACATATCTCTTAGACCAATAGACTACGCTAATCTTTCATTTAGATATAAGTATTATATAGACGGCTCATTTTGGAGACTGCTTAAAGTGATAGATTACAATGCAAACGCCAACCAAACTACTAAATGTATATTTCTAAAGGCAGAGCCGCAAGCAGCATTTACCAGTCAAACGCCTGAGATATTAGGAGGTGACGATGTATTCGATAACGGAGAGGACTACCCTACGTTCAGAGACTTAAGTAGACCGAATGATAGCTATGGTAACCCTCAGGACTCTATAATATACGGAGATGGTGTTAAGACTTCGCAAAGAAGTATAATAGTATCTAATAACGTATTGAGTGGAGCTGGACTCAGTAACATAACTGCCCTTGCTTCTGATGGTAGTACTATAACGGCTTCAGGTGTAACTTTAATCAATAGCCCTGATACAATAGCTAGTACAACATCTACATATATAAACGGCTTATTTGTAGAGCATCGCTTGAGTGTGGAGCTACCTACCTCTATATTAGAAAATATGGCTGGAGGGCTTGAAGTTTTACCTTCAGTAGCTGCCGATGAGTTTTACGAGATTACAAGGGGATACGCTAGACTAAACGGATTAGCCGCAACATCAGGACATAAGATTGAAATAGAAACCTCAGTCGATGGACATTCTCTAATGAAGATACCAGCAGCCTTTTTTAATACAGATAATAACACTATCTTTCTAGAAAAGACAACTCCAGCGACAACAGAATTACACTTCGGGGAGGGGATTACTTTACTATCTAATACGGATATGTCATTCCCAAGCGGAACGACTACACTTTCACTACAACTTGTTTACAGAATAATAAAATTATAATATGATAGATAAAAGTATAGCCTTAAACTTATCCATCCAATTAAAGGATAGTAACAAATCTTTAGATGATTTAAATAAATTATTAGTAAAATCTAAAGAACATTTAAAGAATGTAGGTAAAAACTCAAAGGAGTTTAAAAAGCTAGACGCATCGGTAAAGAAAGTCGAGAAGTCAATGTCGAAGTCTTCAAAGACTATAACTAAGATGGGCGGCTCTACTAAGAAATTAAATACTAATATTGCTGCAACTGGTAAGGCTGCTGCTGTTACTGCGTCAGGTACTGGAGCTTTGGGAGGGTCTATGGTATTAGCGGATAGAGCTACTGGCGGACTGGCTAGTAAGATGCTATTCCTAAAAACGGCAGCTGGCAAAGTAGTTCAGTCATTAAAAAGTGTAAAGGTTGCTATGATGGCGACGGGAATAGGTCTTCTATTGGTAGCTGTACTTGCACTCAAGGCAGCGTTTACATCTAGTGAAGGGGGGCAGAACAAGTTTGCTAAAATAATGGGTGTAATAGGTGCTATAACTGGCAACCTTGTAGACTTACTAGCAGACTTAGGCGAGAAAATAATAGGCGTTTTTGAAGACCCTCAGAAGGCTATAAATGACTTTGCTGATTTATTAAAAGAGAATATAATAAATAGATTTGAAGGATTATTCGAACTTCTGCCAAAGCTAGGCGAAGCGATAGGCTTGTTATTTAAAGGTGAGTTTTCAGCCGCTGGAAAGGTTGCTACGGATGCTGTGGGCAAGGTTGCTTTAGGCATAGATAGTGTTACGGATAGCATAGGTGACGCTATAGAAGCCACTAAAAAGTTTGCTGCAGAGCAAGTAAGAGAGGGCAATTTAGCGGCTAAGGTTGCTAATATGAGAGCTAAGGCAGATAAGATAGACAGAGCCTTAATAGTAGAGAGAAGTATATTAGAGAGTAAGATAGCTGAGTTAAGACTTAAGGCAAAGAAAGAAGATGAAGTATCAGCTAAGGACAGAAGGCAAGCTTTGCTAGATGCTAGAGATTTAGAGGAAACTTTACTTGACGCAGAAACTAAGGCTTTATCTTTAAGAAGAGATGCTCAAGTTTTAGAAAATACGTTTAGTAGAACCAACAAAGAGAATTTAGACAAAGAAGCTAATTCAATCGCCGCAGTTAATCTACAGATAGCAAAAAGAGCTACGGTAGCTAGAACACTACAAAGAGAATTAAATACAGTAAATGCTCAAGTAGCTACAGAAGAGTCTAAGCTAGCTGCCGAAAAGATAGCCGCAGAGAAAGAACTAGCTGCCGCAATAGAAGGCATCAGAGTAGCTAACATTAACGGAGAGGATGAAAAGAGAGCAGAGGAGAAGAGGAAGGTAGATAAGCAATACGAGGAGCTACTAGCTAAAGCCAAGAAATACAACCTAGATACGAATGGACTAGAAGAGGCTAGACTAGCTAAGAAGCAAGAGATAGACGACAAGTATGTTAAGGCTAAGGCAACGAAGGAACTAGCGGAGCAAGAGAAGATAATAGCTAAACTTAAGTATGACCAAAAGGTTTCAGAAGATGAGTTTCAACTTAGACGAGAAGAGATAGCTAGAAGAGAGTTAATAGTAGCTGAGGACAAGACTTTAACAGACGAGCAACGTTTGCAACTTCAAAGGCAATTCGCTGCGGAGAGCGTAAAGATAACAGAGAAAGAGGAGGCATTGAAGAGAGACACGATGATTCAACGCATAGAAATGGCTGGAAATGTTCTCGGTGCTATATCTGGATTAGCTAAAGCCTTCTCTAAAGACGACGAGGCGAGTCAAAAGAGAGCGTTTGAACTACAAAAGAAGTTCGGAATAGGGCAAGCGTTAATCTCTACGGCTGTAGGTGTTGCCAATGCGTTGACGGCTGGAGGTAATCCTTTGAAGCTAGCAACTGGAGCTCAGTTTGTAGAAGCTGGAATAGTCGCAGCTACTGGAGCTGCTCAGATAGCTACTATATCTAAGAGTCAATTCGGTGGAGGAGGTACTGCAACTACTGGAGTAGCATCACCTTCGGGTAGTGATGGAGCTGGAAGCCAACCTAGAGCCTTTACAAGCCCTAGAGTAGACACTAGCCAGTCAACTACTAAGGTAATAGTAACCGAGACAGATATAAGAAGCGTTACGGGTAATGTAAGCGGCATCTATAATAGAGCGATAGTAGTAGAGTAATAAATGTCCGATTGCCCCTTTTATCCTTTTTAGGTATATATAAGTAGTGGACTTACCCTTAATTGAATTTAAACTGAGCGAAGATGTCGAAGGACTCCAAGCTATTGCTCTTGTAGATACTCCAGCTATAGGCTTGAATTATCAGGCATTTGCAAATCATAAGTTTGAAGTAATTAACGAGGACAAAAGAATAGTGATGGGAGCTGCTATGATTCCTGACTTGCCAATCTATCGCAGAGACGAGAGAGGTGAGTACTATGCTATTTTTAAAAAGGAAACTATCAAAGCACTCGTGCAAAAGCTATTCAAAGAGAATAAGCATAATAATTTTAACGAGGAGCACAACGCATTTAAGATATTAGACGGTGTCTATATTTATCAATCTTTTATAACCGATGCCGAGCTTGGTATCTCAGCCCCTTCAGGTTTTGAAAACGTAGCAGATGGCACTTGGTTCATTGCTGCAAAAGTAGAGAATGACGAAGCTTGGGCAAAGGTAAAAAAGGAAGGTCTTTTAAAAGGATTTAGCGTTGAGGGTGTATTTGATTTAGAGCCGTATAAATTTAAAACAATGAATAAAATAAACTTAGAAAGCGTAATACATACGCTAAAATCTGTATTCGCAGATGCTGAGGGAGAAGTAGTAGTCGAAGAAAAATTCGGTGAAGCTATCTTAGTAGATGGGACTATCGTAAAATGGGAAGGCGATTTAGTAGAAGGTGCTGCTCTAGTAGTAGTATTACCTGAAGGCGAAGTAGCTGCTCCTGATGGCGTTCACGAATTAGAGGACGGAACTATCATAGAGACTGCTGGCGGTCTTGTAGTTAGTATCCAAGCAGTAGGTGAGGAAGTAGAAGTAGAAGAGGACAACGAGTTCACTACTGAAATGCTTGACAGCCTAATCGAAAAGGCATTAGCTAAATACGCTAAGGCATTCACTACATCTTTAGAAGCGGTAAACGCTGACAACAAATCTTTGAAATTAGAACTTGCTTCTGTAATAGCAGCTAAGAACGAAATGAAAGAGGAGTTTAAGTCTACACTTACTAAGGTGGGAACAGAACTAGAGGACATTGCAAAGAGCGAGTTATCTACTTCAAGCAAGCCAAAAGAATTTAAGGCATTAACTAGAGCTGAGAAGGCTGCTAGGATGGGTGCTATTTTAAGAGCAAACAAATAAAAAATAATATAAAAAATGAGTTTTGATGTATCAGGTTTAACGAATTACGTTAACGAAAACAGCACAGACCTTATCTCAAGATTATACTTTGAGAAAACGTCTAGCGACTACTTCACGCTACAAGCTGGAGTAAAGAAAACAGACGCACTACACCTTTTGGCGGTAACTGCATTTCCACAAGACGGAAGCGGTTGTTCTCCATCAGCTTCAGGCGATGTAAATTTTACAGATAGAAATATCACAGTAGGGCAAATTACTTACTTTAGCGGATTCTGTATGAAGGATTTAATTCCTAAGTACACTCAAATGCTTTTAGCTGCTGGAAACGCAGAGACTGAGTCTATGAGTTTTGAGTCTCAAATTGCTAGCATGATTCTTTCTACTATAATGGAGCAGAACGAGACTGCTGATTGGCAAGGAGATACTGCAAGTGCTAACGTTTACATAAATAGATATGACGGTCTTATAAAGACTATCGATGCTGCTACTACTGCGGTAGATGGTAATACGGGAGCGGTAACTGCTGCTACTGGTATCACTTCAGGAGCTTCAGGTAACGTAGATACTTTAATAACAGACATCTGCAACGCTAGACCAGCAAACGTTAAATCTGCACTTAATCAAGTTCTATTTGTAGGACAAGATACTTTCGACAAGTATGTTGATACTTTAAACGCTAAGAATCTTTTCAACGTAAACGCTACTGACTGGGCTAACTATACAATGAGCGTAGTAGGTAAGAACGTAACACTTGTTGGAGTTGTAGGACTTGACGGCACGAACAGAATGTTCTTAGGAACGCAAGAGAATTTTGTTCTAGGTTTTGATTTACAAAACGACGAGGAAGAGTTCGATATGTGGTACGAGAAGAAAGACGATAAGGTTTACTACAGAGTTAAATTCAAAAGAGGTTTGCAAGTCGCTTACCCTACTGAAGTTGTTGAATTTACGCTAGTACCTTAATCTATGGCGTGTCAACTCACACAAGGCTTTGCAGTAGGTTGTAACGATAGTACTGGAGGTATTGCCGAATTTTGGTTTGCTAACATGCCAACCGATTTCGCAGTAGCAGAAAGTGCAACTGGAGAAGCATCAGCTATAACGGGAACTAATCTTATATATTATAAGTATGAGACTACTAACGCTCAAGGTGCTGCATCAGTAATCAATGACAATCCTACTGTAAATGACCAAAACGGAACAAGCTACTTCGACCAAACTTGCACGTATGTCCTTAATAAAATGGATACTGCGAAACGCAACGAGGTGAAGATGTTAGCAAGAGCCAAGCTATCAGTTATCGTGAAAGATAATAATGGTATCTACTGGTTAATGGGTAAAGTAAATGGAGTGCGTATGACTGCTGGAGACAACGGTACTGGTACTGCATTGGGAGATAGAAACGGTTATTCGTTATCCTTCCAAGCACAAGAATCAGAGCCTCTTACTGAGGTTACTGCTGAGAGTGCTTTTCCTATAGTATAGGACATAATAAATAATAACCAAGCCCACCGCCTAGATGTGGTGGGCTTTTTTTTAAGTACACATTGGATATCATAGAACTAAATACAACGAATTACATTTATTGTAACATCTCAAACGAGGTGATTAACAATTACTACACTATGACTATCACAAGCTCTGAGTATACGGTTGACGTGACCTTAGCTGCACCCGTTAGCGTAAACGGTAGATATGTAACCTTTCAACTTATTGAGGGCGTACAAGACCTAGCAAACGCTACCATAGCTCTGCCTAATAGCGGAGACTATCCATATATGATTACAAACGCTACGACACTTAGCGGAACAACTGGAGTAGTAATACAAAGGGGAATATTAAGACTAAAACAAGCGGCAGAAGTAGTATATTCGTACACAGATGAACAAACGACTATAATTTATGAGTAATTTCCCAGCAATAACAAACTTCGCATCGGTAGAAGTACCTAAGTTCTTAGAAAAAACGAGTCAAAACCTCGTATATTTCGGTGTAGATAACCTCTATCCCTTCGAGCTTATAGATTTATACAACGACTCAAGTACTCACAACGCTATTATAAACGGCAAAGTTGGCTATATAGTAGGCAATGGGCTTGAAAGTGATGAGCTAAAGACTAAGAAATGGCTATCAAGTGCCAATATTGACGAAGATTGGACTAGCTTAATGAAGCGTTTGACCCTAGATTACGAGCTATTCAATGGATATGCTATAGAAGTAATCAGAACAACGGCTGGAAATCAGTATCACCACTTAGATTTCGCTAATATTAGACTAGGTTTAGACGGTAGTATACAATATGCTGACAATTGGATAACAGAAAGAGGAGGTAGAAACTCAAGACCTGAGATTGAATACTTAGAAAGATACAATCCAAGAGACGAAAACCAAAAGAGAGGGGTTATATATCACGTAGACTACAGACCTAATTTAAAGTACTATCCTTTGCCCGTATATGTTGGCTCACTTGCCGAGATTAAGACAGACGTACAGATAGGCGACTACTGGCTAAACGAAGTTACTAACGGTTTTGTAGGCGGTACTTTAATCCAGCATAACAACGGAGTACCTGAGACTAAGGAAGAATCAGAAGCCTTTGAGGATGCGTTTAAAGATAAATTTGGTAAGGCAACTGGGACTAAAATAGTACACTTATTCTCGCCTTCTAAGGATAATGCCTCAGAAATAACTAACTTAAACGGAAACGACCTTCACGAAAGATATATCGAGATGAGCAACCGAGTTAAGGAGTCTATCTTTATCGGTCACCGAGTAACTAATCCTATACTTTTCGGAGTAAAGGAAGCTGGACAAATGGGTGCTAGAAATGAACTAGATTTAGCTTACGAAATATTTACTAATACTTATATCTCAGAACGACAAAATACTTTACTACGTACTATCAAGAAATTAGCTTTCTACGACATACAAAGTACGGATATAGATATAATACCTCTTAAGCCTATAGATACTATAGACCTAACAAGTGACATCATACTAGGGAATCTAAGCAGAGCAGAGATTAGAGAGCTTATTAACGACCAAAGCGGACTACAACTTAAAGAAGAAGCAGAGTCAACTACTGAAATGTCTAAATTTGATGAAGACAAAGAGATGGTAGACGGCATAGTAGAACTGCTGCTTAGAGTAAAAGACTTAGATAACCGAAAAGAGATGGTTATAGCCACTTTAAGAGACTTTGACGAGCAAGGAGTAATATATAACAGAAAAGACTTTTTGAATAGAGTAGGCGTATCTCTAGGCGACGAGAAGATGTCATCTTGCAGCCACTTCTCGGACGATGAAGATATAATGCCATTCTTTAGAGAGAACGGAGTTTCTGCTGATGATTACGATATAGTAGAAAGGTTTGACTTAGAGTTTAATGCAGACGGTCAGCCTATAGAGTTTGCTACAGAGATTCAAGAAATACAAAGAGAAATACTTTCTTTTCTAGTAGAGAATCCGCTAGCTACTGCGGTTGTAATAGCTAAGACTTTAGAGCTAGAGATAGCAGCAGTATTAAACGCATTAGGCATATTGCAAGAAGCTGGATTATTAGTCTTAGAAAATGCTACTATAACAGTAACGCCAATAGGGGGAAAGGTAGCTAAGGCTATAAAAATACCTCAAGCGAAAATTAAATACAGATACGAAGAAAGACCTAACGCTCCATCATTAGTGCGAGGAGGTAAGTCTAGAGATTTCTGTGCTGATTTAATGAGTATAAATAAACTGTACAGTAGAGAAGAGATAGATTCGCGTAGAAATGGAATGAAGTCTAGTTATTCAGATGTCGCAGACGTTTGGCTAGCTCGTGGAGGATGGTACAGACCAGAAGGAACGACTACTTCACTACCTTATTGCCGTCACGTATGGAGTCAAGTTATAGTTAGAAAAAAGAAATGATATTAATAATTAGCCCAGCATTTACTAAGGAGAATACCGTACTGCATTATAATATAGATGACGGATACTTAAAGCCGCTAATAGATAGTACTCAAAATACATTTGTTAGACCGATATTAGGCTCTGCGTTATTCGACGAAGTACTTACACAGATAAAAGCTGGTACAGTATCAGCGGATAACGAGATACTTATAAAAGAATATCTTAGAGATGCTTTAAAGTGGGAAGTTTGCCACAAGTTTACAAGAATAGGAACTTACAAGATACGTAATAAAGGAGCTGGAACTAAGTCAGGCGATGATTTTACTCCATTAAGTGAGAGCGAGCTAGTAACTGCTAAGAATATATTTAAGGACAACGCAGATTTTTACAGAAGAAAATTAAAGTTATTTTTGAAACAGAATAGTGCTACTTATCCGCTATACGCAAGCCCACCAAGCGGATTAGATGTAGTATATCCTGAACAAGACACACAATGGAGAAGCCAGTTTATAGTTTAAAAGAAGAAAAATTAGCAAAATACATTGAAAAGTTTAACAATAAAAAACCTAGTTACGATAATGGAGGGGATAGCGACAGAGCATCCTCAGATAAACACCGTCTTAAAGGGTAACGTTTGGGATGTAGACCTTACTAAAAACGTAACTGGTAGCTATCTTATATATGAGGTAGCATCTATTATTCCAAACGGGTTCAATGGCATAGACTATTCATTAGATATATTTTTGTGTGATAATGTAACAGAGCTAAATACGCAGACAAATGAGGTCAGCGTACAAAACGAATGCACTCTAATCGCTTTAGATATAATGAGCATATTTGAGAATTATAATAAGACGAGCTGGGCAGATAAAGACTTAAATTTAGTATTAAATAAGACTTGGAGCATAGAACCTTTTACAGAAAGATTTGACAGTCTATATTCAGGAGCAGCTATTAATATGAGCTTGAGTACTGGATACGGTTATGCAAGATGTAAAGTGCCAATAAAAATATAAAAAATAAAAATAAAAATAAAATGAGTACTACAACAGATTTACTAATAGCTAGAAACGGTCAGAAATTTACCGACTCATCAGCAGCTATAACGGCAGCAACCATTACAGAGAACTATATCTACATTGTAATAAATGAAGAAGCAGTAGTATCTACGCTTACAAGCTCAGGAGGTACTAACCTTGTTACAGAGATAGGGGTAGCATCTAAGACGCTTTCGGCTGGAATGATACTAGCAGCACCAAGCGGAGA